TGCTAGATGGCAATCAAGACTTAACTACTACACCTGTAATCACACCTAAAAGCAAGCTAAGCTGTTTAGTTGTTGACCGTTGGAGGATTAATACTAAACAGATAGGACTAGGTGATACAATTACAAAAGATTTAACACTGGAGTACAATTCAAATGTAAAAAACTTCTGGTTGCATGTATTTAACGATGTTAGCAGGGAGTGCAGTTTTGAAAGACTAACGCCTTTTAAAAATAAAAATACTTTGGATAGAACAAGCTGGTTATATTTGCGTGGATGGGGTGCAAGTATTGTAGAGCAAATACTAGAAGTACTGAATAGGCATATTAAAGCTAGGAATGTAATTTATGAAATATTAGACGAAGCTAAAATATCAATATTGAATATTGAGGGCTACAGAGAGCAACTAATCACAAGTGATGGAACAGCCAACATGGCTAAACTAGCACAACTAACTAACCAGATTAAAGACTACTCTAGCTTGATGATGCTAGATGGTAAAGATAAGTTTGACCAGAAGCAACTAAACTTTGCAGGGCTTGCAGAAATGCTTAGAGAAATACGGTTAGATATGGCTGCTGCTTTAAGAATGCCAATGTCTAAACTTTACGGAGAGCAACAAGCAGGCTGGGCGACTAAACAACACGAAAATGATAACTATAATAGCTATCTTAGAAGTGTTGTACAAAATCCTTTAAAACCTGTAATCAAACAGGTAATGACTGCTTGCTTTCAAAAAGCAGGATTATCTGTACCTACATGGTTTGATATTAAATTTCCACAGCTTGCAGAAATTAACGAGCAAGAGGCAGAAGCAATTAAACAATCAACATATACACGCCTATCTGACTTATACGCTAATGAGGTGTTAGATGATGAAGAGTTTAAAAGCGAATTAAGCAAAGCTGGTATTTTACAGTTAGATTAGTGAAACTAGGTAAACCATTAAAACCTGTATCTATCCGCAATATAGGAAGCCTTAGAAAGCTAATTTTAGAGAGTATAGAAGAGATACTATATAAACCTCTGCTATTGCCAGAATTATCAGAAAACCAGATAGATGATTTAATTAAAAAATCTATTGCTGATGGTGTACTGCAGTATGAGGTAGGAAGTGGCTTAATTACTGGAACATTTAACAGCAAAATAGTAGCTGCTCTAAGATTGCAAGGTGCAGAATACAATAGGCGTTTAAAAGGTTATATCTTTGATGAATTAGGGGATAATGCTATACTAGATAGCATATTGGCTGGTGAAGAAATTAAAAAAATACGTGCAGACTTAACACTACAACGGCTAGCAACAATTAACACAAACGGTCTAGAAAACTACAACCCTTTATTTTCTAAAGTCTTTGATAACGTCCTAAATTCTGTAAACAAGCAATTAAAAATAGGTATTGACCCTGTTATATCTAAACAAGTGCAGGAAGCTGTAGCCATTAATTACAGTTCTAACCTTGAGTTAGTTATTCAAAAATTTATTAATGAAGAGGTACTAGAGCTAAGGCAATTAATACAAGATAATGTACTAGCTGGCAGACGTTCAACTAGTGTACAAAAAATCATACAACAAAGATTTAAGGTATCACAAAGCAAAGCAAAGTTTTTAGCTAGCCAAGAAACAAGGCTCTTGCAGTCCGAATATTCAGAGCAGAAATATAAAGAGATAGGTGTGCAGCGTTATAAGTGGTCTACATCTAAAGATATTGCTGTGCGTTCTAGCCACGCTAAACTAGACGGACAGATGTTTTATTTTGATAATCCACCTATTGTAGATGAGAAGACAGGAAGACAAGCGAATCCAGGTAAAGATTTTGGCTGTAGATGTGTAGCTATACCAGTCTTTGAAGAAGTGTAATATTTACCAATAAATACTTGACAAGCACAAATGCAAGGTACACGCTATGCATTATGGATAAAAACAATTTAGCTCTTAATCAATTAGTACTTGTTGGGGATGCGTTATTAGATGACGGCATCCAAGCGAGCGAGTACAAATTCACCTTTTTAGACAGGGGTGTTATTCAGTATGAAAATGTAAATCATTTTATCAGTAGTGAAACTGTAGAGCTAATCGGCAGAAAATTTAAAGGTACGCCAGTTATTTTGGGCGAACACCAGATTGTAGATGCTACAAATGTTAATGATTTGGCTGTGTGTTTTGTCTCAGATGTATATTTAGAGAATGGCTATGCAACTGCTAAAATAGTTACTAATAACAAAGCTATTAAAGAATTAGCTATGCAGGGTAAAGCATATGCAAGTTGTGCTTATGAGAAAGAAGCTGTACAGCAATCAGGTATTCATAACTCTATAGAATATAATTATGTAATCACAGATGGTATACCCAACCATATAACAATCAGTAGCAATCAACCAAGATATACTGATGCAAAGGTGGTACTTAATAATTTAACTGATGAGGAACTAAACGAGATGGGTTTTTTAAGAAAAAAAGAAGACAAAGACGAGGTAGTAGAAAATAAAGAAGCTACACCAGAAGTAGTGGAAAATTCTGCTGAAGATAAAAAAGAAGAGAAAAAAGAAGAAGTGGCAGAAAACGCTGCCGAAGACAAAAAAGAAGACAAGAAAGAGGAGAAAAAAGAGGAAGACAAACCTGCTTTTAACTCTATGCAAGAGAAAGCAATTAAAAATATGATTGCTGATGCTTTGAAAAATTATGCTAAAAATAGCGAAGATAAAGAAGAAGATAAAAAAGAGGATATGGCGAAAAACTCTTTAACTTCTCAAGAATTAGAAGGACGTGCAGCCGATGTACAACCTGCTAATGTAATATTTAACTCTAACCCTAATAATTATTAATTATGGCAACAAACTTACTTACCGTTGAAAATCAAAAAGGTATAGTCGTTGGCGGTAGCGGCTTAAAGCAATCTTTTCAAGTAGATTCTACTGTATCTGCTGATTTAGCAGCTGGGCAGTACGTAGCTTTGAACGCTGCTGGCAATCTAGTAGAAGCATCAGGAACTACTAAAGGTGTAGGCTTTGTGGCTTACAATCCAACTAAAGGATTTGGAGCTGGCGAGCCACAAGTTGTGTATATGGATAATGTATTCATGCATATGGAAGCTGGTGCAGCTATAGATGCAGGTGTGGAGCTAGAAGTTGCTGCTAATCAAAAAGTTATTACAAACGCAGGTACAAATGCTGTTTGTGGTATAGCTTTGACTTCTGCTAGTGCAGATGGCGACCTAATTTTGGTACAAATTAAACAATAATTTTAAGAGGTTATAGATTATGGAATTAAGAAATTTATCTGCCATTGTAAATAGTGGCGGTGCTTCTAACGTAGTGTCTACTACTGGAGCTATAGAGAAGAAGTTACAAGGTATGGCAACAAACAGCATGGTAGCTAATGCTAGTAACTTTGAATTTGATAACTTGACAGCTATTAGGCAAGAAATAATACAAACTAAGTATTACGAAGTTAACCCTGCTGACTTTATACCGATAAACTATGGCTTTGGTGCATACTTAGATGTGGTAATTAGAAGGTTTAGACAAGAAAAGGGCAATGATTCTTTATTTGCTAGACGTGGCGTAGAAAGCAGAGTAAGTGCTAATTATGAAGATGCACAAATGACTATGCATTTACACCCTTACACTGAATCTTTGAACTACAACTTGTACGATGTTAAACAGGCTGCTGCTTTAGGCTACAACTCTAGCGTAGATTTGATGGTAGATTTGATTAGAGAGAAAGAACTAGCGAGCAAAAAAACCTTTGATTTATCTTTACAAAAAGCGTTATTGAAGGGTGAAGCTGAAGCTGTTAACTTAGCAGATGAAGCTAGAAGTGCTAGAGGGCTTTTAAATCTAACTGTAGGTGGTGAGGGTTTATCTACTTCTATCACAGAAGACACTACTACATTAAGTGGCTTTATTGGCGACTTAGGCGATGATGATTTTAAAACTGCTGTAAAAGGCATGATTGAAGCATATAGAGCTAACACTAATAATACAGTTGCTCCCAACACGCTAATAATACCTACTGCTGAAGCTGCTAAGTTAGCGACTAGTACTAGCTCTTTTAACAACAATGTAACTAGACTAGATATTTTACAGCAAATGTTTACTGCTGCTTTTGGCTCGCAAGTTACAGTTAAACAGTTATTTTATGCTAACAAAGCACAAGACTTGGCTGGTAAAAACAGATATGTATTGTACAACAACAACTCTGATTCTTTGATTTGTGAAATGCCTATCCCTTACACTTCTTTTGGATATGGCACAGAAAACAACTTTGATTATAAAGCTGTCGCAATGGCTCAAGTGTCAGGTGTGTATGCACTAAGACCCAGCGAATTAATGTACTTTACACATACTGCTTAAATTTAGTATAATGCTAGGGAGGCTTAGTCCTCCCTTTTTTATGTTTATTATAAAAATATTATGAAAGTATTTAATAAAGGCGAACGGCAATACATCATTGGTGATGTATCTATTAAGCCACAACAAACTGCTGATATAGATGATAAATATAAATCTATTGTAGAATCTTACAAAGAGTTTGAGGTAGTAGAGCCAGAGGCGGTAACTGCCAAAGCTAAAAAAAGTAAGAAAAAATAATGACTTGCAGCAATGCAGTATTAACCGCACTAACGCCTAGTGATTTTAAAGCTAGGTTTAGCCGTGGCTTTGTCTATTTGCCAATCTGGGATAGCTCTATCACTTATGCCATTGGCAATATAGTTTATTATAGCAATCAGTTTTACACTGCATTAACTAACAACGCTAACAAACAGCCAGATATTAATAATGCTGATTGGGTAGCAAACCCTGATATCAACAAGAATGATTATGTATCTGACGATGACATAACGACTGCTTATGCTTCTGCTTGCTTAACTATTAATGAATCATTATTTGCAGATGATGACTTATTAAAAGAGGCATATTTGCTACTATCTGCACATAAACTAGCTTGTATGTTAAATGAGGGAGGTGCAGAATCTACTCCAACATTTACAGAACAATCTAAGAGTATTGGTAGCGTATCTGCCAGCTATGCTATACCAAGCTGGATAACAGAAAGCCCCACTTATGGAGTATATGCTAAAACACAATATGGCATAGATTATATTACACTGATAAGACCTTTGATAAATAAGGTAGGGATAACAGGTAGACGTGGCAGCAACTTCTAACATTAAAATAGATTTATCAGGCTTACAGCAACTAGATAAATTTTTATCTTTGCATAAACAAGCCATCTTAGATATTTTGCAAGATAAAAATGCTAAAATTGAATATAACTGTATAAATATTGGAGGCGTGCCGCATTGCGTTACAATCAGTAATGAAAAAGTAGTATTAAGTAATGCCGAAGACCAGCATTATTATTATGTTGAATTTGGCCGTAACCTTACTGATTGTTAATATGCCAGCAATTTCTAATATTAAAATAGATGTATCAGGGCTAAAGAAACTAGATAATTTTTTATCTAACCAGAAGCAAGCACATTTAGGTATCTTTCAAGCAGAAGATGCTAGAGATGATAAAAATAGCAATGTAGCTATAGGTGCTAAACATGAATTTGGCTCTTTTAGTGAAAATATACCCCAGCGTTCGTGGTTAAGAATGCCAGTAAAGGTAAAAGCTAAAGATATAGCAGGTAATGCAGCTATAGCCATTAAAAATAATCTTACCAATCCTAAAGGTGCTGATATTGTGGCTAATTCTATTGGAGCTGCTGGACTAGGTGTAATACAAGAGGCTTTTGATACTAAAGGTTTTGGTCAATGGAAAGCTAACAGACCAGCGACTGTTAGAGCCAAAGGTGGTAAAAATACGCCATTGATTGATACGGCAGAGTTTAGACAATCTATAACTTTTAGTGTTGCCGAATGAGTATGCCACGTTTTAGAAGTGCAATTTTCTCTAGATGGAGCAAGTCAATTACGCTTGTAAAAATCACCGAATCTATAGTTAACTTTGAAAAGCAAACAGTTAAGCAACCTATAACATTTAAAGGCGTTATACAGCCATTGAAAGCTCAAGAGCTGCAAGCTAAACCTTTAGATATGAGAAGCTATAAATGGTTACAAATTCATACTACAACACAGCTAGCATTATCTGACAGCGAGCAAATAATATACAACGGCATCACGTATAAAATACTTGGAGTATATGATTATATGTTGAATGGCTTTTATGAATATCATTGTGTTGAGGTGTTAAGTGATTCTTAATCTAGCACAAGTTATAAAAAACTATCTGCAATTATCAGCCGACCAGATTTATATTGATAATCAAAACTATAAACTAACCAATATTGATAAGCTAATTGTTATATTGCAACAGGGAGCGGTTACTGTTAGAGGCAATAATAAGAGGCTGCTAGATGACGGCACAGAAGAGATAACAGTATATTATAGTGAAACTATTAGCATTAATTTATTAAGCGGTAATAGTGAAGCGAGAGAGAAGCAATTTGATGTTATAGCTGCTTTAAATAGTCAGATAGCAGAATATAGTCAGCGTGAACATGGCTATAAAATATTTAAAATACCTAACAGCATGATAAATGTATCTGCCGTAGAGGCTGGCAATGTATTAAATAGATTCTTAATAGATGTTGTTATTTATACTGCAAGGAGTAGTATTAATAATGTACAATATTATAATGACTTTAGTAATGGTCAAACTTTAACTATAGAAAGATGAGTATATCAATAACTAATTATACCACAATTACGGTTGGCGGTGCAGCACAAGGGCTAACTACTCCCAACATGAACAGCTTAATGTTGTTTACACATGAAACGCCTAGCAATGTTGATTCTTACCGCATCTATACTGATTTATCAAGTGTAGGTACAGATTACGGTACAACAAGTGTTACTTACAACATGGCTAATGCTATATTTAACCAATCACCTAACATTATAAGTGGCTCTGGTAGATTAGTAATAGCTCCCTTGCAAACTGCAACTAGTGCTACTGCTGGCAACAATGTTGGTGTAGATATATCAGCCAATCTTCCAGCATTAAAAGCTGTAAGTGATGGCGATATAGAAATAACCATAGATGGCACTGTAATACCTTTGACAGGTTTAAACTTTACAGGTGCAGTAACTTTAGCAGATGTTGCTAGTGTTATAGAGGGTAAAATAGGCAGTCTAGCAAGCGTTACAGCTTCTAGTACAGCAATTACCATACAATCAAAAACTGTAGGTACTACCTCTGCAATAACTATAGCACAACTAGCTGGCGGTACTGGCACAGATTTAAGCGGTGCTGGATTATTAAATGTTACCGCTGGCACAGATACAGCAGGTGCAAATGCGGCAGGTGAAACATTAACAGATGCAGTTACTAGATTAAATAATTTAGTGCAGTTTGTAGGCTTTATGACTACACAACATTTAGAAGATGCTGCTATTAGTGCTGTATCATTTACTGACAAAATATTCTTGCATCACTTGGCAAGCTCTAGTAACTATGCAGGAATAGCCACAACCATCAAAGATGCTAACAAAACGCAAGTAAGATTAATCTCTAGCTTATCTGGTTTAGATGAAGCAAGGCTATTAAAAGCTGCATATGCAAGCCGTGCATTTAGTGTATTGTTGTCTGGCACAAGCACTACATTAACAATGAATGCTAAGAGCTTAACTGGTGTTAATGCTGACGTATACATGACAGAAACGCTAGCGACTCAAGCTATAGATGCAGGTGTTGATATACTGCCTAGTGTAGATAACAGAATTACTAAAACACTAACTAGTGGTGCAAATGGCTACTTTGACGATGTATACAACGAGTTAGCACTCAAGCTAGATTTAGAAGTTGCGACATTTAATGTTCTAGCTACTTCCAATAATAAAGTACCACAGACCGAAGTAGGTATGACTGTATTGGTTAATTCTATTAATAGAGTGCTTAACCAGTATGTAACAAATGGCTATATAGGTGTTGGTAATTCTTGGAATGGTGCTACTTTTGGCAACCCAGAAGACTTTTTAAGATTAATCACTGAACAAGGCTATTATGTGTACTACATACCAATAGCACAACAAAGCCAAGTTGATAGAGATGCAAGGAAAGCTCCCATCATACAAATTGCTTTAAAAACAGCAGGAGCAATCCATAAAGTAATAGGTTTAGTAAACGTGGAGGCGTAAGATGGCAATTAGTTCAGTTATAGCAGATAGTCAATATACAAGCATAATTAATGACCGTGTGCTTGCAGACTTTGCAGATGATGCATACGAGCAGATAACATACGATGAAGACCAAGTAAGTGTTACTATTGGTAAAAATGGCAACACTATCTATCAAGTATTGCCAGCAGGTAAAAAAGCTACTATTGCGTACAGAGTAATTATTGGTTCTAGTGATGACATATTTCTTAACAATCTGCTAAATGTACAAAACACAGGCGTATTCACTTTAATTGCTGGCTCTAGTTCTAAGTTGCAGAATGACGGCACAGGAGGCTCTAAAACTATTACTTATACTTTAGAGGGCGGTGTAATTACTAAAGGTGTTGATAGCACTATGCAATCTAGCGACAATAAAG